ATGGTAAATAATAAAAAGAATCCACTACTTTGTTTTAGATATAATTTATTTGCATCTGTATCGTAATGCAAAGACCCCTCCGCAGCAGACGCGGCATCCGTAAGCATTGCAGCTTGGTTTGTATGAACAGTTACACCACCAGAACCACTCGCTTGATCTACGAATGATAGCGTGCCATTGCCAGCAGTTGATAATACTTGGCCATTTGTGCCATCAGATGTCGGCAGAGTGAAGGTGTCAGCAAAGTCAACAAGCTCTTGTAAATCTGCAGTAGCAGGCGTCAGGAACACTTTGGCACTCCCTGACAAATTAAGCAAAGCGCCGGTAGAGGAACTGCCTAGAGTGCGCGTTAGCGTTGTACCAGCGTGTGTATATGTTCCACTTGATATTTCGTATGCGCTCCCATCAACGATGGCAAAGCGAACAGTCTCGCCGTTGAGGCTCGAAGGAACAGCAGCAAAGCCTGTTTCAGCGGCACCCAGCGTAATAGTGCCCGTGCCAGTCGTTGCTGTTGACACTTTTACTCGATCTGCAAATTTAGGCATGAGTCACCTCAAGGTTTAATGGGCCAGTCTTCGTCTGCGAGGTTGGGCCAAGCGTCTTGATCTGGCAGGTTTCTAAGCTCGGACCTATAGACTGCCCATTCAGTTTTTTTGTCATTTGTGAGAGGACTGTCATTCATTTGCGTCCAGTCTGTATCATCAAGGAGCTTGTTTCTTGAGATGCGATGTCTGGCGGCTGCGTCGGCGTCAAGGTTTGCCTGGTATGCTGCCTCTTGTTCAACCTTTGTGCCAAGCTCGGCGTCATCAGCGAACATATCTCTTGCGACATACCTCTCAACCCAATTCCCATTTGAATCTTGCTCTACACCATCCCGCACAGACACCTGATATGCTGTTGTAGTAGCGCTAGGCGATTGAAAAACAGGATCAATGTTGAGTGCATCTAACACACTACTATTCCATACACGGGGCAGAGACATATTAGGATGCGCAGCTTTCAACTCAGACTGAGTTTTTACCTCACCTGTTGTACGATTCCTATACTCTGCCATTTTTAAAAATCTCCTGTGTAGTTTTTTGTTATGTTGCTACCGCATAGAAAATAAATGTTTCACCATTTTTGTTCATATGTACGTCTGCTGAAGTGGGGATGCTAAAACCTGATGAAAGAGGGTCTATTTGATCTGTCGATGATACTTCTGTATCAGTATTATTAAATTTTAACTCAGCGTCATTACCGACAACTATTCCACGGGATGTATCAAATACCATCCAATCCCCGGAAGCGGTTGCACATTTAATTAAAACAAGTTTAGCACCATTGCTGAATCCACAGTCAATATTTTGAACGGCACTACCGCCGTTGCCTGTGTAACTTCCCACCTTACTTACACCTGTGGCTGTGGCAAAAAGATAAGCCATGTAAGTGCCACTTGAATTATTAACAGTGCTATAAGCAGTCTTTACTGTAAATTGTGTGCTAGAGGGCGTTCCAAAAATACCTAAATCCTCTCGTGCTGCACTGCTGTTTATTTTGAGAACACCATCAACTCCACCTGCTCCATAAACATCCTTATGATAGACTGACCAATCAGTGTTGCCAGCAGCGCCAACGCCTCTACGCTTTATCCATATCATTTCCGGTGCAACACCTAAATTATGAGTTATATTATGTGTTGATTGACCATCCCCTGAGTATGCAACGGCATCAAAATAGCCGGGAGCACGCGCCCACATCCAACCATAGCCATTACTAGAAACTGATCCCGCTGTCCCAATACCATTTTGATGATCCCATGTCATATACGGGCTATTACTTTCTCTGTAGTTTGAGTTTGCAGCAAACTCTTTTGTCCCTTGAAGCCTAGACCCTACTCTAAATGCAGCACTATAAGCTACCGGTTGTCTCCACCAAGCAAAATCCACCGCAAAACTTGAATCAAGCAAAGGCGCTGTAGATTCACTACTCGTCTTCGTATCAATAGCAAACACACTAGATGCTGTTTCTGGTGTAGCCATTGGGCCACGTCGGATTGCCATGTAAATGAACGTTTTATTATCTCCCATGTTGGAATTAGTGCCAACTCTAAATCCCGTGTTGGTAATTTGAGGCCAACCTGCGTTTGTATTACTTCCTGTGCTTTCTGCACCTGACGAATTCGGCTGTAAGTTTGCCTGATCTACTACAGTCCAGCCACGCATGGTGTCCCATATATACCAGCCAATAGTAGAGGTGGCAGATTTTACGAGAAGCCATTGCGGTTCAAAACCAAGATCAATGGTGTTACCAGTAGAGCTTGAGTGTGTAAAACTCCCACACTTGATAATATCTTGATCTGCATTGTCTCCATAGTCACCGTCGCTATTGTTGTGAGCAAATAAATACATAATATACTCAGCAGCTCCAGTCAGTGAGGTTAATGTAACACTAGTGCTAGATACACTTGAAAAGTGATTATTAGGAGTGTCTACGCGATAACCAAGTGCTGCAGTTGTATCTTGCAATTTCAACATTGAATTATTGCCAGTGCCTAACGAACGGTGGAACACCCACCAATCAGATGTTGAATTAATTCGTTTTAAAATAATCATGCCTGGGGAGGTGCTGAGATTATGAGATACGGTTGTATTTCCATACCCCGCTGTAAATTTTTGCACATCAAAAAATTTAGGAGCTTTGCGAAAGGTCCATGAGACGTAATCTGTACTGTTAGTGTTAGTTGAACCGTACGTGTACTGTAAAGAAAAACCATTGTTATTAAATGCAGAAATATCACTATTGCTTGCTTCCGCAGTAGTATTGTTTGAGTTTAGTAATTTAGTAACTCCACGTTCAGAATCAGTCAGAATATTGCTTTCGGCTGAGCTGCGCGATTTTAGCCAAACCAGCCCACCCTCTCCACTTAAATCAATGTTGTTGGTAATTGTCTGATTAGCGCCCGTGCCCTTGTATAAAAACGTGCTGAACACATTCTCAACGTATAAGTTGTCGCCACCACCAGCGCCTGACGCTGCGCCTAGAACGATCTTTGAAGCAGTCATGCCATTGCCTGCCCAAGAGTAAACCCATAATAAGTCGTGCCAGCATCAACCGTTAAAAATGCAAAGACGTCAACGCCACCGCTTGTTGCAGTAATTGTTGGCGCAGTAGCCGCTGCCCAATCAACGCTCGTGGGCCAAAATATAGTACGCGCGCTGCTATCTTGAGTAACTTTCAGAATAAACGCAGAGGCTCTGCCAGAAGCCGCAGGGTTGCTAAAAGTATATGTGACGTTCTCAGTCAACGTGTGCGTGAATACGTTGCCATCGCGCAGATTTATGGTCGCTGTTTCGGAGCTAGACGTGATAACTGTGCTTTCTTCAATTGTGCCGTTGTCAAAGCTTACAACGCCATTGCTGTCGGCTGTAACAATGGCGCTGGCATTGGTCAGGCCAAGACTATCAGGTAGCTTTACTTCATATGTTGCATTTGCACTATGGGGTGGCGAACTAACGGTCACGCCATGCGAATTGTTTTCACAATTCAGGACAATTTTACCGCTGTTGGTATTCCCGCGCACCACGACTTTGCCAGTGCCATTTGGCGCAAGATCAAGGTCAGCATTGCTCGACGTGACGAGATCGTAACCATTTGTATCTAGGTTGGCTCCAAGGCCAGTCGTGACGCTTAGCGTAGGCGCTGTTAAAGTTCCTGTCGCTGTTGGGCTTGATAGCACATAGCCTTTTAAATTTGTGCCAGAAAGTTTCTTTGAAGTGCCGCTTTCGTTAATCTCAAATTCATTCGCGTCAGCCCCAGCGGATGCCGCAGGTAATTCACTAATTTTTACATTTGCCATGTGGTATACCTTTAAGAAATTTGAATGACGCCCGTCGTTGGTGAAAAATCTACGGTCAGGCTGTCGCCATCGCTCAGAGTTAGGCTTGTGCCATAGTCGTAGTAGCCAAGTAGTGGTTTGCTAGGTGACGATACAGTGTCGTTGTACAAGTACACATACTGGAAAGCAGCGACAGCGCCGCCAGACGCTGTAAGCGTCAAGTCGGCCAATACAAGTTTATAGGTACCAGATGATTGTGTTGACGACGTAGTAGTCACGTTTCGAGAAGACAGGTTAGTGTATGCAATCTCGGTTACATTTGCCAGAACGCCGTTGCCGTCTGCTGTTGGGTTGCTGCTTTCTGAGCTGGGTGCCGTGGCCGAAAGGGCTACGACAATTTGGTCGCTCGCCAAATCCATATTGTGAACTGCGTTTACTACAAAATCATTAACTTTATTAAATACCGCCATTTTATGTCCTTTTTTATGCTGGGTCAGGAATGCCAATCGTGAAAGTAGCAAGCGTGAAAGAGTTTCCAGATGTCACACTTTGGGAACTTGCAAGACTGCCTGTAGCCAGCAAGCGTGAGTTGCTGGTATCTAAAATTGCATAATGAGTGGCAGTGCCAGAAGCCGATACGCTGCCATCAGTGATTGCTTGAACAGTTACCTCACGACCACCGCCTGATCTATTATC